TCGGTTGTAAGCCTTAGCTAATTCAACCTGTCTTTCTCTGATTGCACTTTGAGCTTCCCTCGCCTTGTCCTCGTTTACCTCTAAATCATCCCAACTCATTGCACCGCCTGTAGTTGTGGTGGTTGTTCAGGCATTGGTTGTTGCTGTTGTTGTTGGGCTTGTGCTCCAGCCTCAATAATGCGTTGCTTCTCTGCATCATCTCTCACCAGATCAGAACTCATGCCTGTTTTCTCTGCTACCCAAGTACCAAAGTCTTCAGTCTTGAACGCTATTAAGACTTGCTCAGGCCCAGCGGTAGCCATGACAAACTCTACGGCTTGCTGAACTGAAAGAATGTCCTCAGAATCCTGTGCTCGTGCTAGTGGTGACGTAAATTTAACCTCTACGTCTCTACCATCTAATTCAATAGGCGTGATTAAGCCTCTACGGATCAGGATAGATACCACGCGCTTGAGGATTGGGATCAATACCTCGGTCTGTAGTCGTCCGAATGCACTACCAATTCTCTTGGCTAACTCTCTGGACTCGATAGCAATCTCGGTTGCTGTCCTAACTGGCCCTCTTGGATCGCGCAAGTCGTTAAACATGGCAATCTTGATAGCATTTTGCAGCTCTACTATCTCGAATTGGGCCAATGCCAAGCTAGATGACGTGTCTAAACGCTGTATAGACGGATTATTGGTGTTGTTAGAACCAACTGGAATAACAATGCCTGGCGCTATAACCATATTGTAGGGATTAGTAACCCCATCGTCGGTTGCAGTGTACATTCCTGCTAGGTCAATAGCGGCCTTCTGCAATACGAACTCTTTAGACTTGTTTAGTGACTTAACATCGGGCAAGGTTTGCATTGCTGGCCCTCTACCGCGTACCTCACCAGAGACTTTGGTGTACCGTCCAGTCACCCAAGGGGATGAATTACCAAAATCTTCTACCCATGAAAGCCTTTCTTCCTGCTTAACCCATAGGCAACCGTAGTATTTCTTGTCTTTGGGGTCATAAACCACGCCTTCAGACACTTCTACCTCGGTATCAGGCTTGTTATCGATCATATTTTGGACGTTGGTAGATGGTTGGAACCCTTTCCACATCCTTTCAAGCAATCTAGCCTTGACCTTAAACCGTCTCCAGTGGGTTTCGATGGTACCGTGTGGCCCTTCTTCAAAGGCTATACCCTTCTGAGGAATACAGTTAAAGACGATAGGCATGGAATCGTCTTCTGTTTCGTCAATCTTGAGCGTAGCAGTACCGATTAACAGGTCTAGTGCGGCCTCATAGAACTGAGTACCGAAGTTAGACCGATTGATATAGTCGAAAACTATCTCTGCCTGCTTCTCTAGGTTCTCTCTGATCTGCTTCTCGGTAACGTTGAAGTCTCCGGTCTCCAGTAGATTGAGTATTTCGTTTGATGGGTTAAACGTAGCCCATCTAGCCCAGATTGGAGCAATGTTTTCTTGGAGTTTACTAGCCCCCTGCTGGATAGCAGTCAATGACGTAGAGTCAAATATGCGATCCATCTTCTTTTGGCCCTTGTCTTGGATCTCAAACAGGTTCCTTTGGGGTAGGAAGTACTCGTAAACGTCCGTCAGTTGATCGTGCCACATGGCCTCAGAATCAAACGCCCTACTCTCTCGGCTCTTTAGGTCTTGGAGTGACCCAAGATGCGGGGGAAGTTTCATTATCTTGTGCCCATTGTTGAAGTCATGAGTCCAGCACGAGCAGCAGCAGCGGCTCCACGTCTACCAGCACCAGCTAAACCGCCTAACATTGAACGTCCAGCAGATCCAGCAGCACCTCTAGCACCACGGGCACCAGTAGCAGCCTCGGCCCTAGTACGGGGAGCACCACCAAGCAATGAGCCTGAGCCTAACTTGCCTCTAGCCAATGCCTTGAAGCGTTGTTCCTGTTCTGCTATCTCCTCATCGAGTGCGCGTTGTTGTCTTTCTGTTACCGCTAACTCTTGAGCCGTTGGTTTAGGTGCCTTTGGTTTCTTCACTTTGTTCTCTCCAGATATTTGTATAACTGAAACGGTGTCCAGATGAATGGTCGGTTAATGCCTAGGATCTGTTTTGCATGTCCCACGCATGTATTGAGCATAAATAACGATTGCCTTGTGGTCTTACGATCGATTTTAACAATGATAACCTCCTCGATTTTATCCATTTGTCGATCGATAGTAAACAAGTCCACATAGTGTACGGTCTTGGCGTATATGATCCATCGGCCTCTATCTGCTATGGCGATATAACAATGTTTGATGAATGGGTGCAGGAATCTTGACCACCAGTGGCCTGAGTCATTCGTGAATACAACATAAGCGTCAGAAGACACTGAACCGAACCTCGGCCTGTCTTGGTTGTGGTCTATGTCCTGAGACCATTGATTCTTGCCAGCCTAATGCTAGGGTCTGTAATGCATCGGCACCATGTGATGCCCAATCGTGTACAGGTGTGTCTTTGAAGACATTACGCTTCTCATCAAACTCGCGATGATAAGATGCAATACAGTTGAAGCCGTGTTCTGTCTTGTCTTCATCAAACCAGAATCTAGGGAACATCCGACGGATAGCTTGGATACCTTCGGCCTTAGTCCTTGGCCTCTGTACTGTTCTGAAGCTGATACCCATCTCTCGGGCTACTTCCTTTCTGCTACGGCCAGATGTGAGTTCTCTGACTTCGATATCATGCGGTGCTAGATGCTGGCCTAGCATGACGTTATTGGTAGAGGCGTATTGATTGAGCCATTGGATATAGTGCTCCATGCCTTTACCGTTGTTCTCATAGTACCCAATAAGCCGGATCTCTTTTCCTATAGCTTGGAATAGCCAGATGCTCATAGAGTCAGATATGCCTAGATCCCATGCGGTGTGTACCATGAGACTAGGTTCAATCGGTAGCCTTGTGACCCGTCCCTGATCCTTGGCCGTTGCTATCTGATCGGCAAAGTATGCCCCAGCTATTTGTGCCTCAAATGATCCGTAGAATTCTTGCTGGATCAGCGCCTCTTCCATCCCTTCCAGTCGTTCCTGTTCGATGATGTCCAAAGATATGACCGGAGTACCATCGGATCGCTTGGTGTCTTTGACCGTTAGATTCTGACAGAACCATTCATTGCTAGACTTGGCCATCTGGTACAGTGAGTGCCCGTGATTCTTGCCCCTTGGAGTGTAGATGAATACAGCCCATCCACCATTCTCAGCTAGTATCGGCCTGATATAGCCCCATGCGTTAGGGTCGCATAGTGACCATTCATCGAACACCACGCCGATGGGGTTACTACCTACTAGGTTATTGTAATTGTCCGAGCCTGTTAGCTGCCACGTAGACCCATTGACCAACTCAATGACCATTTCCTGAGCACTGGTACGCTTGCGGATCTGTTTGGGAAAGACTTGATCAAGGATAGGCCGACCCTCGCTGTCTATACCGCTCCAAATAGCCTTGCGTGCTTGCGTTTGATGGGGGAATAGGTGCCAGTAGGTGCCGACACGCTTAAACATTTCCTTTGCTGTAAAGTTTAGGGTAGCAGATCCCTTTCCCGCCCTACGATGCCAGACACAAACGGCCCTTTTAACTCCGCTATCCATAGCCCTAAAGAAGTCTATTTGATGCGGTCTAGGCTCCCAATCATAGGGAATGGATATCTCAGGCATTCTTGAAATCTGAGACCGTTATCTGTAGATCACCACCACCTTCACCAGTGATTTCTGTGGCTTTAAGCTCTGGCAGATACTTACCCAGCATTTTATGCCTTACATCTACCACCTTTGAATACTTAGCTAAATCTTGCTGAAACGTCTCAGAATTAGGATCTAATTTTTCAATCTTTTCTATAATATCAAATAGATATTGAACTGACCCTCTCTCTTGCATGTACTCCCTTAGAGCATCCTGTCTAGCCAATCTATTGCGGGTTTTGGTGTGCATTCCCTTACTAGTCATTTACTCTTATCCTTACGGAATATCCGATCATAGTTGGACTGATAGGCCGCATTAGAGGCCGAATTGTACCGCCTAGCATGGCTACCTTTTCCGCCATGATCCCATTCTGGAAAGTGACGATTAACTGTTTCTTTATCTAGTTTATTTCGATGGTCTGGCACGTTTCACCCTATGTTTTACGGTATATGCTGTTTGGTTATTAGCTTATTCCAAAACGGTATTAGACAAAGTTTAATATATAAAATATTGTTCGATCCGTGGTATCAAATTATACATTAAATCAGCAAGGAGTTACACCAATGAGAATCACTAGAAAATTTTTAGAAGCAAAAGTCGCATACCTTAACCAATACTTAGGCCAATCAACCGAGGCATGGACAAAGCAAGCCGACGGAAAATATCGCGCT